CTCCCCAAGATACGGTTTCACCGTCATCCCTTAGCGGAATAACGCCGACTCCGGCCTCGCCGCGCAAATGCGCCTCCCACGCCGTCATATCGATCGGCGCGTGAACCGTGATGTATTTCCCTTCTACCTTACCAGCGCTCGCCCCAGTCTTGCGCGACGGGCGGAATCTGGTATGGGCGCGCGAATACCCGGCGAAAATCCCAGCCAGAATAGCCGCTGTCGCTGCCGTCATCGCCACTCCGAGCGAGTTGCGGGAATATCACAAGAATTAATAGGAGCAAAGGCACAAAAAGGCGCCCGACCGGGCGCCCAAAGGTAGTTGAATCAGAAGGGGATTTCGCTGTCATCCGTCGAGCTTACCTCCTCGACGGCGTTTGCGTTGGTATGATCGACCCGCAATCCCTCAGCGTGCAGCCGCTGCCACATATCAGCGGCGGCGCGACAGAGACCGCTGCCGGGCTTGATTTCAGTCTCGGCGATGGATTCGCCGTCGAACCCGAACGCGAAGTTGAAATAAGGCTGATTGGCCTTATTTTTCACGGCGGCCGTCTTTGCGCGAAGCCGGTAAGAAAACGCCGGCCGGCGCGCGCCTTGACACGAAAAGCGAAGCTTGGTCATCGCGTTTTGGAACGGCCGCAATTTCGTCCGCGTGAGCGGAATCACAGCCGGCAACGGCGGGCCGTCAGCCCCCGCCGGCAACGCCAGCACCGCCCAGTAAACGGTTTCGACCAGATCATTTTCGCCGAGCCGAAGATTCTTCTTGTCGTTCTTCGCCGCGACAAGGGCGCGGATCACCGCCGGATCGTCGGGCTCGTAAGCGGCGACAAATCCGCCGCCGGCCGCTCTCGGCACCCACTCGACAAACTGCCGCTTGGACAACACCGAAACGAAAGCCAATCCCTCGTCGCCCGGAATGAAGAAGTCAAGCCCAGTGATCTTCAGCGTTCCCGGCCGTGCTACCCCGGAAACGCAATCTTCCGACAGTGCCTGCAAGATGTAGACCATGCACCGGCCATAATCGGACGCATCGTCCGAAAATCCGGCATCCTCGAAACCATCCCAAACAGAGACTTCGCCCATGGGGCTTCCTTTCATCGTTCAGAGTTCAGTGTTCATCGTTCATCGTTCATCGTTCAGTGTTCAGTTTTGATTCAATCACCTCCTTTGCTGTTGCTAGACGATCGCGGATACTTGATATAGGTTTTCATCCCCATCTCAAGCCCTAACAGTTTCGCCGGCAATTCCTCGCCGTCCGCGAGCTTGTCTTTGCACCAAGCGGTCAGCGTTGCCCAGTGCACAGAATCTTTCCGCTCGACTGTAAGGCCGAGCGCTTTCAGCGCTTCCACCGCCGCGCGGGCCGAAACGTGATCTTCACGAGCAATCGCAGTTGCGATCGTGCTCTTGACAAGATCGCCGGCACCAACGGAATCGAGCCACGCAACCGCCTCCCCGAGAGAATCGGCCGGAATCGCGGCTTTGACAAACGCCTTGACTGAGACCTTGCTGCCGTCCGGCCGCGTGAACCCGGAAATGCCAAGATCGCCGAACATTGTCGGGATGTCAACCATCGACAGCTTGCGCGCGACTTCTCGCCGCGCCGCCGCTTCTTCTTCGAGTTGCGCCGCTTCTGCTTCCAAGGCCAACATCGTGTTGACCATTTTTGCGACCGCTCCCAGTCGCGAATCAAACACTTCGTCCACGTCTGCTTCTTGCGACATTTTCCGTCCTTTTCCGTAACCAAGCCGGCGGACCTTAACACACAACGCCTATGGAATCAAGGGCAATTTCCACAATTGGTTGTCAACAGAAAACCGCCGCAACCCGGCGCGCGCCGAGTAGGCGAGGCGAGTCGCCCCGAAATTTCTTCTTGACTCCCTCCCCCGCCTCCTGTAGGGTGGCGTTGTCGTTGGGTGGTCCTTCGATCACCGTCGCGATGATGCGATTTCCTCCCCCTATCTCTCTGAAGCGTCCTAACCGGGCGCTTCTTTTTTGTCCGGCGGCTCGCCGAACGCACCGCGGTGCGCGACAAGCCCCGTTCCCGGCGCGCGCCCCTCGCGCAGCGCCAACGCCTCCCAAATACAGCGCCAGTAATCGAAAACAGCCCAGCACTCGTGCTCAGGGCCGTTTTCGTGATACGTATGACCGCATTCCTTGCACGTCACCAATCCCTCAGGCTCGTTCATGATTCACCTCTACGTGCTCGGATCGCGGCAAGAAAGCGCCGCGCCGTCTCTGCGGTTGTCCATTTATTCCTGTTGTTCTCGATGATGAGCCCGTCGATCGAGTCTGCCACGACCAAATCGACGTAAACCCCCGGAAACATTAGCCCCGGCCGCTGGCGATCCTCAGATTGCCAGCGCACTTCAGCGTCGAACGTTCCAGAATAGTAAACGGACGTAGACACTTGCGGGCAGTCAAGGCCATGGCTTGCGGCCTGCAACTGCGCAATCATAATGACGCGCTCATCCGTGGCGCGCAAAACATCAAGCGCGGCGACACGATCCGCTGTCGAAACCCTCCCGGAATACTCGACGATAGGAATATCCGGACACCGCCGCGCCAACTCGTCGCGAATCGTATCGGCATCGCGGGCGAAACGATGCCAAACAATAGCCTTACCGTCTGTTTCCTCGATCACGTCGGCGACCACGGCCGCGCGATTCGACTTCAGCACCTTTACTTCCTCGTCTATTACGACGAATCCTGACAAGACTTGCATCAACCTGACCATTTGAGTCAAAACGTTGTTGATGTCGAAGTCCTCAGGCGGAAAGTCATCTAGCGCGCGCTCGATCATTTCATAATAGCGCCGCTGCTCAGGAGTAAGCAGAACTGGCCGCATGATGTAGGTTTTTTGGGGCAAGTCGGTGCTTTTTGTTTGGAACACCACCCCCGAGATTTTGTGCATCAACTCGTTCACGCGCTGGTAGCCGACAATCTTCATGGCACCAGCCGGCGCGCCGTACACCGGCGCCAGCTCACAGTAACGAGTCCGAAACGTGTAGAAAGACCGGCCCAAAACGGTGCGGTCTAGGAAAGAAATCTGCGCCCACAAATCTTCATAGCCGCGCGTGATCGGAGTCCCGCTCAGAATGCGGCGATATTTGGCGAGCGGCGCCAGCTTGTGAATCGTCTTGGTGCGCTGCGCCCTTGGGTTCTTGATCTTGGTGCTTTCGTCAATCACCCAGGCGCACGGCTCTTTGAGGAACCATTGCACAAAGGAGATCCCCGCGTCCGTAACAAAAGCCTCGAAGTGAATGACCACCACCACCAGGGCATTTTTTGTCGCTAGCTTCTCCCTCGCTTCCTCGACGTAGGCTTTTGTTCTCGACGACGGGGATTTGTACTCAAGCCCGACCCAGCGACACCCGAGCCAAATCGGCGCTTGCTCGCGAATCCACTGTGTCGTCACTCCGGGCGGCGCCGTTATCAGGAGTCTGGAAATTGCGCCGCGCTCGTAGAGCCGCTGCGCGTCGCGCAGCGCGATCGCAGTCTTGCCGGCGCCCATGCGGGCAAAAATGCCGTAGGCATTTTTTCCGTTAAGCGCAGAAAGCGCGGAAATCTGCTCTTGCCGCAATTCTGGCATCGCCATCACCAATAGACCGCGACGGCGAGAACGGCGAGCCCAATCACTAGCGCAACGGTGTGGTTATGCTGTCGCCAAAACCAGCGAGCGCGGGAGCGGCAGGAACGATGAATTCTCATCATTCGACCATAGCGCCATCAGAAGCGGCGCGCAACCGAAATGTAACACGGCATTTTTTCCTATTGACTGGCGGCCTGTCTGTGTTATGGTGTTGATTATTGGGCGCCACTAAAAAGCACCATGGATCAGAAAGCGGAGAGTCTATGAAAAATATCCTAAGGGTTCAGGACGGAAAGGAAATAGAACCGATGAAGGGAGAAAAGAGCCGGGCGGACGTGATGCGATCAGTCAGCGCACCGACAGTCGTGCTGATCGATTCCCCGTCGCTCGTGGTCATCGGAGAGGTTGACGACAAAATGTTTGCCGCGGGCTTGGAGGTTTGGGCGTGAAGAATATCTTCTGTATGCACGACGGCAAAGAAACGCAGACACTAGCGCCGCAATGGTCCGCTAGCCGGTTGCGTTTCCGCTCTCGGATGCTTGGCTACGATTTTGGAGTCCAGACTCCAGACTCCAAAGTGCTCATCTTTGGCCTGCAAGGATTCAACAGAAATGGTGGGGAACTGATCGACTTCGAAATATGGCGCGAAGAATAAGAGCACTTCGCCATGAGTCATGGGATTAGAATCAGCCCCGTTCCGGAGCTGATCGAGGAAATCACGGCGGCGTCCAACCACAGAAAAGCGCTGGTCAAGGCCAGAACAAACCTGACCTTGCAGCTAAAGGCCAAGGCACGTGGCCTTGCGCGCACTCGCGTCCAAGATACCGGAGAAGTGATTTCGGACACAACGGGCGTTGTGTCTCCCGAGGCGATCGCCGCGGCCGAAGCCGCCTATCCGGCGCTTTCCGCGGCGCGTGACATACTCAAGGCGCCGATCGCCGAACTTGAGAAAGAAATCAAGAGCTTAGTCCATAGACTCCCGGTTTGGTATTGGGCAGCGTCGATGCGCGGAATCGGCGAAGTCTCACTTGGCGCAATAATCGCGGGCGCCGGCGATCTTGCCGAATACCGCAACGAGGCCGCGCTATGGAAACGATTCGGCCTTGGGCTTGTGGTGCACGAAGGCAAAAGCGTGTGCCAACGCCGATCTACAGATCCACGGCTCGCGCAAGTCATGGGGTATTCGCCGCATCGGCGAGCGCTCATGCACTCAATTGGCGCAACAATGGTCCGAACTGGCGGACCGTATGCCGAATATTACCGTGATCAGAAAACCAAGATCCTGGAACGATATCCAGGACTGTCTAGGGTGCACCTCCATAAGCGCGCGTTGCGCAAAATGGAGAAGAAATTCCTATCCGACCTCTACCATGAATGGTGCCTGAGCACCTAGCAGCAAGAGGAACGCCATGGACTATCGCCTAACCGCGGAAAGCGGCCAAATCGCAGCCAAAAACCAGCCCCGGCCGGCGAGCCCGGCCCCGCAGCCGAACTTGGTCAGTGACCAAGCCGCCTTAGAGGCGGAATCCGAGGCGAAAACCGCCGCAATTTCGGACCTTTCCGACCTTCCCTTGTTCGCCCACATCTGACCGCCGCGCTCCCGCGCGGCAAAACCGCCGCAATTTTGGAACCAGCCCCAAAGACGAAGCGCCCGGCGATCGGTAGACCGCCGGGCGCTGGGAGTCGCAACATATCCTTGGCCACTAGCATTAGGCGCTTGGCGACTCCGGTCCGGATTATGCTCCTAAGGGGGCGTCGGGATCATCGCCCGGTGCGGGGACGAGTCCAACCTCGTCAAGAGAAGTTTCGACAACATCGACGAAATCGACCGCGGTGATTGGATTCATCGCCTCGATTTTCAGAATCAACATGGCGTCCTCGACGCTATGCGGAACAATCTTGATTGTCCCGGTGCCGGGCGCGGCGGCGGAAATGGACAAGATCGCGCCCGCGTCCAAATAATCGATGCGCGCAGCAAGGTGCATCGCGTCGTCCGCGATAATCGTCATCGAATACGCGACGCCCGCAACGGGAACGTCGCCGTTAAAAGCAACAAGCTTGCCTTGCAGCGCTCTCCCAATCGGCAACGGATAGTGCAACTGTTTCACTTTGGTTTCCTCAGTCCGGCAACGATGGACTCCCACAACCACTTCCAGGTAAACGCGGGTTGCGGCGGTTTTGGCCGCGGCGCCGGTGCCGGAATTGTTTCCTCAGCACCCGCGCGCCCTTCATAGTGATTGGCCTCAACTTTTCGCCTAATCACGAGTCCGGGCAGCACCTTACCATTGCTGTGCACCCAGCGCAAGAACTCCCGGCGAACCGCGGCCGCCGGTTCGCCTCGATTTACGCGCATTCGAAGAGTCGAGCGTTCCAGCGCCCCGCTCCCTAAATTGAACGTAAACGACGCCAGGGCATCCAATTCCCGCTGCTTCAGCGCGCGTTTAATCAGCCGCGCAACGGCACGTTCGCTGATCCGCAAATCCGCCGCAAACATTGCGGCGATTTCGTCATCGCTGACCCCGCCCCGATTCCTGATCTCTTGCGCGCGAATCGCGCCCGGCTTCCCCGTTCCAAGCGCGTGACCATAACCAACCGTCCAATAATTCCCAGGGCACAGATAGGGTTGTCGGCGCAACCCCTCGAACACCTTGATTTTATTGGCCATTTCGTCAGAGACCATCGCGGCGTCCCTTCTCGAACACCCGGCGCCCGAACCAGAAACTGATAATCGCCGAGAACAACGCCGCGGTGTATTCATCCCAAACGATCAGCAATAGCCCGGCCAGCGGAACTTCCGTTCGCACGCCGACAACGAGCGCGGCGATTTTCACGCCGCAAAAAAGTGTAAAGAATGCGTACGTTAGCGCCGGCCGGACGGACGCCCGCAAATTCTGAATGAACCCGCTGTCAGTTTCCAGGGACGAATCATGCTCCAAAAGCGCCGCAAGTTCCCCCGCGTCCGCTTGAGCCTGAATCGCCTCCAGCCGCTGCGAATGGCCGATTCGCTGCATCTCGATTTGGCGATCCATGATCTCCAACTCGTGACGCTTGTCGCGGGAATCTGAGAACAGCTCCAAGAGCTTAGGGACAATAGAGCCCAGGAATCCAACGACGATAGAAACAAGCGCAATCACAGCCGCCTCACTCCCATTTACCAGACCACCACGGCGAATAAAATCCCCGCGCCAACCGCGGCGATCCTCATGGCGTTCGCCAGCATCCGACCGACTCTTTCGTCGTCCTCAGAAAAGCTGTGCTGTAGCATAACCAAGCATGAACCAAACGAGCGCGGCCAGTACCTGAAGAACGGTAGTCAACGTTTTTATCTCCTGCACACTCTGCATGACCTGACTCATTTCACAACCTCGCTGATAGCCGCCCAATGCGTCGCGATAAGCAGCGCACCGGATGCGATCGTTAATGTAATCACAACCCGAAGCCCACTTTGGATAGCCTCGTTCAAGGCTCTTAGCGGGGCGTGCTCATTAGCCAACCGGACCCATGTCCGCGTGTCGTGCAAGTTAACATCAAGGCTAGCTGTAAACATTTCTTCTGTTTTTCTTTGCCAGTCGCGCGCCTCTCGGAGATGCGCGTTAAGTGCGTCCTCTAGGAGCTTAATCGCGCGTAGAACCTCATTATTCTGAGCAGCTAAGCGCGCGCTGTGCTCATCGCACGAATGACCGCCGAATCTCCCTTCATCCTCAAGCGCTTGCGACGCCGGAACTGGTGTTTGTTTCTGCACCGTTACCTCGTGAGCGTTAGTATCCCGTCAGAATAGGGACAGGAATATGACCTACTGCCCGAGTATGTCCCAGCTCCTTGCGTCTCGTCGTTACTTGGATTCCACCAAGTACCAGTCACGGACGCGCCCGATCCCAGCTTGTCGAGATTCAGGGTGGCCGATCCACTCCCGTTAGGGAAATAGACGTGCCAAGTTAGGTTATCAGGATTCCGAACCGCCACTTTCCGCGTTGTCCCCGATCCTTCCCCGGACGTGATTATGCTCTGATCGGGAATCCACGTGTACCACGGGCGCGACCGCACCCAATTGGAAATTCGGCTCATGTTCCACGCACCCGCTGCGTTTGCTTGGTCGCCATTCCAAATGTCGAACCAGTGCAGCCAGTATCCGTACGTGACACCTGCGCGCGCAAACAAGTTGTGCATAGCTTGCTGGTTGATCACCAGCGGTGAGACATAAATGCCATAGTCATTATTTGAGTCTACGGACTCGTAGATTCCTTCGACCATAGCGGACGGCCTGTTGGGCGATCGATTGTAGTCTCCGATCGCTACCCCATAGATATTATCTGGGCGGCCCCACTCTTGGTGAGCGTTCATGTAGTTGCTCGGCTCGGTGTTCCAGTAAGCGCCAGTCGATCGACTGTCGCCACTTGGGTGCAGAGTGATGAACACTGTCGAGTAGTCTGCGCTCCCGTTGAAATTCTGCGCGGCGCCGTTCCAACCGTCCGCGATTCCTTCTGCCTCCGCCCGAAACTCGGCAATCCCCCAGTGATCGCTGTAGTCTGCGTGCCGATCCAGCGTCAGCCCAAACATCATGCCGGGAATCCCGCGAAAATGCGCCCCCAGCATGTAGCCCCAGTTGTAAGCGTCTGTAGTACCGTACAGTTTCCAGTCCTCTTCCGACCGACCGGGGCAGCCGCACATTAGGCAGAAGAACAGCCCGCTGTCAGACGTTTCTTGCGCGCGCGCCTTGAGAATATTCCAGTAGTTCATGTTCCAGCTCAACGGATTGCCCCCGTTGAACGGATAGGAACCGTCATAGGATTTCCTGGAATAGTCCGGCCAGTATGAGTTGGACACGTACACGAACGCTTGAATGACACTGAACTTCTGCGCCACTCGGGTGGCTAGATACGACGTGTAGCTAGAATTCGACTGTCGCCAGCAGCACCAATTGGTGTCGGCGATCCAGAGAAACGGCGCCCCATCAGATTTGTAGCGCAGAATTCTACCGTCCACGTATAGCGGGCCGACAGCGCCAGTCGGCGGAGGAACAGGCGTCTCTGATACCGGCGGAACCTGCGAGAACAGCTGGCCATACTTGGCCGCGCTCTGTGGATAGTGCGACAGGTGATGACTGCCGTCCGAAGCATCAATATTGAAGTAGCAGACAGCTTCGGCGTGTGTTTCGAGAAAAAAATAGTAGGATTGTTCGATCCAGTAGGGATCGTCAGTACCCCAGAGGCCCCACTCAGGATAGACGCACGTCTTGCCGTGCGCCGCGCCAAAATCTGCGACGGCGCGCGCACCCCACGAATGCGTCATGGCCGCGTTCCAGCGCGCCGCTGGCGTGTCGTCGCCGCCGCAGTACCAGTCGAGCCCCGCAAAATCTACGACATCGTCGCCCGGCCAGTACGAAGCCAAATCGGCGGGAGCGCTGGTATTCGACGCCCAGTTTGGAATGTAATTCCAGCTCGGCGCCCACACGATCTTGAATCTCGGGTTTACGCTCTTAGCGAGCTGCGCGACATGGCGGAACATCTGAATCCAGACCGTCGGACTCCACCCAGCGTACTGCGAAAACCAGCCGCCGTTGAATTCGTGGAATATGTACAGGTAGCAGTCCGGTGTGTGCGAAGCAATGGCGTTACACTGGCCAGTAATCCCCGCGTCAAACTCGCCGTTCACCACTCGCTGATGCAACGCGACAATGGAGTTGTTAGAAGGACTGTACCCAGCCTCGACAGAGGCTAGCCACGTCCGCAGGGTGGTTATGTTGTATTTCTTGCCGGCGATCGGCGGAACCGCCGCCGACGCGGCGGCGTTTTCCCAAGAATCGTTCGGAGAGTGCCAGAGAGTCCCGTCCAGCTGACGTGCGCCGAGCAGACTCTGCAGCTGCGAGTTGTCGGCGAAGCCGACCAGTTTCATGCCGGTTCCGGCCGGCGGCGGCGGCGGCGGAGTCACCCCGCCGCTAGCGTCTAGTGCCACTCCGATAGGGCGGGATGGAATCTGACCAGCCAGCATCCGAAACATGTCAAGCCACCCTAAACAACGGCGCGCATGATGAACCGCAGCCCCGCGGCGCTGTACAGATTCGACGGCGCTTGAATCCGCAGCACGTCGCCGTGATAGAACTGCACCCGTCCGCTCGGGAAAGACCAAGTAGACCAAGCATTTCCGCTGGCAAACGTACACGTGCCGAACTCAGTGAATGTTCCACTTCCAGACGGTTGCCGCTGAATCGAGAACGCGACACTCCCGCCACTTGGCGCAGTGGCTAGCGTCGTCGTGCCAACATCAGCCAAGTTGAACGGCACGATAATCCCAGGGTTACTACCACCCCCGGCGTGAATATATTCCTCCCAAATCACGCTAGAAGCAGACGGTACCCCGGCGACAAAGCACTTGATGTCGTATGGCGAAATATCACGCCCGCGAACCACAAACGCGGCGCCCGTCCAAGCAATGACAAACTCCCGTGTCTGTGACGGGAGAATCTCTGGAGTCGGCGGGCGCCAACTGTACGAGTACTGTCCGGTGCCAGTGTCGAACGTGATCAGGATGACGTTCGACGCGTGGCTGTTTGTGATGCGCAACAGCCACTCCATGTATTTTCCGGCCGTCGGAGTGAATGACGTCGGCACGCGAACGGTTAAATCTGTCGAGGCAGACGCCGTGATGATCGGACAGAACTGAGCCGCCGGCACCACCCACGGCGACGCTACCGCGCCCGCTGCGTGAATGTCATACGAAATTTGGCTGAGTTTCAGCGACTTAGCGGTGTTATCCCACGCAAGCCGCGTGTCACTTGTCAACGTCGAACCGTTGTCAGTGCGTTGCAGGACACCACCGGTCCCGGACGGCGTTGCGCTCCCGGTCCCGCCAATCGCCGGGACCGAGTTGTAAGCCGTAGACCCATCGTGAACCTTGAAAATCTTCGTGTCGCTCTCGCACGTGATCTCCCCGGCCGCATAGGTTGCGTTCGCCGCCGAGAAATTTGCCGCAGTGTCGTAGCGCGAAACGTGCTGTATCTTCTTTAGAATCCACGACATAGTAACTACCTCACAAGACCAGTCCGGTTCCAGAAAGCACGGCGGATGCCGGCGGCGCGATCAAAACATGACCGCCGACAACGCCGGCGCCGCTCCCGCTCGACATTGTGAATGTCTTCACACCAGTCGAGACCCCAATCGCCGGTGCGGCGCCGAAAGCAGCACCAAGATAGCCATTTCCCTCGTGTGCGCCCCAAGTCGAATAGAATTGCGAGGAATACGGCGAGCCAGAAAACCCGTCCGGCTTCTCGTAGTAGGTGTGCGCGACGGCAAAACCGCCGCAATCGCTCACCGTTGGAGTGAGCGCGGGGCAATCAATGTAGTTTTGTGGGGAGGATAGCCCGACTGAATTTGATGCGTGAATCGGAGAAATTTGCGAAGCGCCCGTAATCCTGATCACAGCGGCGGAAAAACTGGTAGCCTCCGTTGTGGTCATAGCAAGGTCAGTCTCGCCGCCAGTCGCGATTCTCCAGTAAAGAAGCCCCTCTACATAGCCCCACACATCTTCGCCGGTAGTTCGGTAAATCAGAGTCCACCCGGACTGAGTTGAAGTCACATCGGACAAGGACGCCGATGCCAGCAGCAGCAAATTCCCTGCCGCGATACCGGAAGGCATCGTCACGGTATGCGACGATCCATAGTGTTCCGTGACCGAGTGACTGCCCCAAGCGACGGCCATGCTACGCTCCGACGATCGTTGCTCTGACCGCTTGGAGTTTCTGCGCAACTTGGGTGGATTCCGCTGCCGTGAACGCCACGGCTTGTTGCACCAACGCCCCGGAATCAACACCCCATGCGCGAGGTTTGGTGTTCAGCAAATTGGCGATCACTCCAAGTGCCTGGAGAACCGCCGCATTATGCGCCGCAATGGCATCTTGCAGCGAAAATTCCCTGCCGAGTTCGGCCTTCAGCGCGGCAATAATCGTGCTGCGGTAAGCCCCGCTGCTTTTCGCAGTATCGAGGATTGAAATCACTTCCTCGCGATAAGCGGTCAATTCCCGCGCTACCCCAATTAGCAAATCGGGCGTCGTCGTTCCGGCCATCGCCGCAAGTGCTTGGCCAAGCGTTCGATGAATCCGCGACGCGGCGGCGTTCATCCTGATCAGGAAGGTATCGGAATCCAGGATTGCGAACACGGCATTTTTTCCTATCAAGCGGTCTAGGCGACAACAGTCGCCTTGAGCGTAATCCCTACCCCGGACAGGGTAGCATCAGGAGTCGCGGGCGCAACGCACCGGATTGCATAAGTGCCTAGTATATCATAGCTTTGGCTGAAGCCCGAAGCGATGCTTTTAGTCCGCCCCGAGATTCTGACCGTTCCCATGACCGACCAGTTTGCACCCGCGTCGGTTGAGTAGGACACAACAAAGTCAGTGTTCGAAGTTGCGGCCGCTTCGGCGACGATTTGCAAATCGTTCCCTGACGAGAGTCCGCTGGCAATTCGAAGCGTTCTCCCTGGCAGTGAAGAATACGCGATCGACTGCGAAGCCCCCGGTTTCCCACTATAGCTGAAAACAAAAGCCCGCTCGCCGCCGTACTGTGTGTGCGTGTGGTCCGATCTTGCGGCGGTATTTGCGGCGCCGCTCCCCGCGAAGTTAACGGCGTGTGTGATCGTGTCAGTTGCCGCTGAAGTTGTGACCAGAATCCCACTACCAGCGACCAAAGTCAAGGTATCGGGCGCCGCATCCGCAACAACGTCCGATTGTCCGGAAACGGCGATCGTCCCGAACGCATTCGTTGCGCCCGCGCCCGATACTGCCACGGTCGCTTCATTGCCGCCGGCATCGGTGACCGTGACGCCGGACCCGGTAAAATTCAGCCGAGAAGCCGCCGCTAGGATTTGCGTCCCTTCGTCCTCGACGGCGACCGCGCCCGATGTCGCGGCGACCGTAACATCAACGCGATTTTGCCCGGCGTTGTCGGCGACCGTCAGCGTGACGTTGCTGCCCTCGATCAGATTAACAACGCCGCGGGTGCCGACCTCGCTGCCAGCCTTCTGCACCGTCACTGGAACGGTTGTGTAACCATCAGGATAGGGGCTTTCGCCGGCCGTCATCGGTCCGGCCGACGCAACGACGAAATAGGACGGGATTCCGCTCGACACGTCACCAATTTCTCGCCAAACAGCGAGTCCAGCGCCGCCAGTAATATCAACGCACGTGTAAACGCCCGCCAGTGTCTGCCCATACCACCGCGACCCGGCGATGTAGCCTTCCGTGGAATCATTGCTCGAGGTCGGCGCCACAGTCGCGTTTGTCTTTTCGAGTATTTGCCACGCACTGTTCGCGGAATTCCGCTTCTTCAGGCATCCTGATCCAGTGTCGAACCACAGTTCGCCCGGCTCAGTATTACTCGGCTCGACAGCGCCATACTGCATTGTTTTCAGGGCGTTATCGACAAGATTGAAGCCGGTCCGAACGGAAAGCCCCGAACCGTCCGGCACGACGCCAATTGCGGCTTGTGTCATCTCTTGTGATCCTTACGCCCAATAGAATGGGTAGACGGCACCGCCGTCAAACGTGGAAGAAGCGCCAGCGTAAAGACGAAGCCGAGTCAATGTTGACGCGAGCGTTTTCACACCGAACGACAAGACTCCATGGTTTTCCGAGCTTCCAATGCCAATCAGCGAGCCTTGGAAAAGCCACGTGTTCGCCCCTTGATAGTAAAGAGAAACGATCCCTTGATAAACTTCGCTGGCGGCAAGGCCGCGAGTCACCTGGAAATTGGAGGAAAAGCTGACATTCGAGCCGGAATCCGACCGCGCGGCGCCGACGTAATTCGCCGCTTCGATTCCGGAAGTAGTCCCGAGCTGCACGTACATGTCTTGAGCGCCCGCCAAAGACAAATTGGACAGGAATACCCCAATTTCCACAGCATCCGCCGGAATCCCGGTAATCTCAGCGTAAGCACCTGAAACATTCTGTAGCGCCATGGCCGTGCGCGCCCGACCGCGCGCAACCCAAGTCGCCGCCGCCGACAAAACCTTGGTATCAGTAACGTCTTGCGCCGTAGGACCGGGAACGAGCCCGGCGGTTGACTGGACGAAAACATCCAGTGAGAATTTTTTCCAAACGGCGGCGCCGACACTCGCGCTCAAGCAAACATAGGCGTAAGTAATCGACGAAACTGTGGCGAACACAAAGGAGCCGACAGAGTAGCCGGCCGAGGAATCGCTGTTGACTGTCGGCGCCGCCGACGCATCGAACGTGTGCTTTTTGGTCGCGATCTCGTTGATTTGAACCGAGTTGACGCGCGCCGAGTACGTCGTGCCGTCCCAATCTGCGGCGGCAACCCACGCATTATCAGCACCATTTCTGACCTTTATAGTGCTGGTTTGTGTGTCCCACCACAGCATTCCCGCATAAGTTTGCGTCGGCGCCGTCGCGCCACTATTCATCGTGGCGAGTGCTTGGACAATAGTGTTCACGTCCGCGCGAAACTGCGTCCTTGTCTCGTTTGGGATATTTCCGAGCTTCGCCGATTGTGTCATAGGATTTCTGCCCTTACTTCAAGCAACGTTACGTCAATGTTTGTGTTCGCCGCCGTCGTCCACAAGACGGCGCGGAATTGCACCGCGCGCGCTTCGATTTCCGAAGCATCCAGCCGCCGCCAGCTAGACCACGTTGGCGAGCCGCCAGGATCGTCGTCCGTTTCTCGCATCTCGACAACAACATCTCCGGAAGCCGACGTATTAACGTCAATCACCTCGTCGCTATCGACAAAATCGGTCGGGTCATCCCATAGATCGGTTGTGCTGTACATCGCCGCAAACACAAGCGCGGTGAGCCGGACGTGAATAACCGCCTCAAAGTCCATTCCGGTTGCGAAGTAGTAGCGGCCGAAACTCGCGACCCCCTCGCCGTAAATGTCGAACTCAGGAATCGCGTCCCACGACTGCGCAACGTCGATCGAGCCGGTTTGAAGGCGCAAGACTGACCCGACGACAGAACAAGTTTCGACCGTGCCGGGAAATGTTGGATGCTCAATCACCGTCTCAAGCAAGGTGAAAGTAGACGCGGAAGCCTGCTTCGTCGGCCAAGCTACCACATCGGAAGAATTTCCTAAACTGTCAATCACCCGGCCGAGATAAGTCCCCGGCTTCAGCGGCAGCACAATAAACGTTGACGCCCCCGAGATCTCGGCGCCGTTCAGTGATGTAGACGACGCCCAACTGGCACCCGTCGTGACTGGAGTCCAGCGCCATTGAATCGCGCCGCCAATCAAAACGTCGATCTCAGCGGGCCGATCCCAGCGCAGTTCTATTTGTCCACCAATGGTTTGCCCGGCGACGTTTTGAAGCGCGCTCGGAATGTCCGTGCGTCCAAGCACGGTGTACGCGCTGATATTTGCTGGCGGCGACGACAAGTAATTCGGCGCCGTGTACCACAGCTTCAGATCATAGGTCTCGCCGTCCTCGACTCCAGTAATCGTTGCGGAATTTCCGCCGAATGTCACGGATGCGCGCTCCCATTGACCATCCGTGCGCGACAGTCGCCAAGAAGCGACAACGGTTAGCTCCGGAACGGCCACTGGCTGCAAATTCACCAGAATCGCGGGAATCAGCGTCCCCGCGCGCGTCTGCACCATAACCGCAGTGTCGCTTTGGATGCTAATCACAATCGGCGCCGCCAAAGACCGCGCCGCCACCGATCCCGAGGACCACTGCGGCAAATCGCCAGTGTCCGAGGAAAAGATTCCCTCGTGGTACAGCACCGCGGTGAGTCGGCACCGCATATCCGTTGTTGGAACCTTTCCCTTCACGACTAGATCAATTGTCTCGGCCCCGCTGATCCCAAAGACAACGAGCGTCCCGATTTCCGGCAAATCGTCCTCGTCGGTCGCCACCAAAAGGGGCATTGCGGAAACATCGCCGGCCATCTCCTGAAGGCGAATCGTCAACTGATCGCCTACTGCCGGGCGCGCGACCAGCGAATAATCGACTCCCGCCGTCGTCTCAAACGCCGTGTCAAGAACAACATGGGACACGAGTCCCGTCCCGGCCTGAATCTGGTAGTTGGCAATCCTCGCCGCTCCGATCCCGACCGCGATCACGTCGTGAGCGAAACGAATCCGCGCGCCAACATCCAACATCAACGCTTCAGGATCGCATTCCCATTGATGAACCTCCCGTCTCAATCTCCTTTCCGCGAGCAGTCTGCGACAATATTTGTAGACGGTGCCAGGATTTGTTATGCCGGGCAGTGTAAGTTGCTGGGTATAGATCGCATTATTTTCGTCGTAGCCGTCATCATAAACAATGCGCTCGTTGGTCGCATAATCGGATGTCTCGTCGATGAAATTAACAGAAATCGAGTGAAGCGGCGCCGGGTGCGTCACTTCGCACGAGTAATTCCTAACGTTTCTCGCGGTAAATAGCTGCTCGTAAGCCGGGCGTTCTCTGTCAACCACAACCGACCAGAGGCCATCCTTTGCGGCGAACATCGCGAATCCAGTCAGCGCAATTTGCGCCAGCCGATCCTGCATTCCCGCATCGTCCGTAAAATAGGCGTTGCACCGCAAGTTCAGCGCAGTGCAAAACTCGTGCCAGTCCTGAATCTCGTCAAGATCAATAGAGGAATCGGAAACCGCACGCTGCCAGTGCGGCGATTGCAGGTAATGCCGGAAGATAGCCGCCGGATTCGCAGTCGGGCGCCAAATCCAATTAGCGCCGTCCCAATCCCGCAGAATCGACGTGCACAATACCTTAACTGTGTTCAGCGAGCCAGAAAGTTGTTCAGACGCGCGGATATTGATTGCCAACATCGCAACGCCGAGTAGCGGAACGGGCGATGCCGCGCTGATCGACCGCAAGATTAGCCACTTGAAAACAGACACGTTCCTGTCGTTCTCATCGTCCGGTGTCGTCCGCGTCACGCGGATGTCGTACTTTCCGGCCGCGGGAAGCTGAAATTTATAGCCTCGCCAAACCGGAGTCGCGTTTCTGCCCTTTGCGGCGGTATTCACTCCAACCACCCAGGGATCGGACGTGCCGTTCAGGCGATACTCGATCTTGATCCCCGCTGTCTTGTCGTTTCTCTTGCCAGCCGGCTCTTTCTCGAAGTTGACTAGGCCGCCCTCCCACACAAATTCACACGTCACCGAAGATGTATCGGGCTGGGTGACTCGCGTGACCGCGCCATTTTCGACTGACACAACCGTTGAAATCACTTCGTCGTAAACGTCGTTTGGGTAAATCGAAAAAGGCTTGCCCTGATTCTTGTCCCACGCGGCCGCCTCAGAAGCCGCCGCAAGTCCGTTGAAAGTAATGGTATCCCCGACAACGTAAGTAACGCCGTCTTTGGTGACTGGCGCCGATATTGTCCAAGTGTCCGCGAACACTGGACTCGACGGATACGCGGAAGAAATGTCCGCTGAACCTTTATCAGTGAGCGCGTAATAACCGCGCCTAAATTCAGTGGTGACCTCGCTATATTCGCTGATAGGCGTTTCCCCAATCCAAACAGTCGGTGTCGTCACCGGCCCGTCAGAAATCGCGAATATCGCGTTTAGGAATCTATCCCCGCCGATTGTCTCGACGAATTCCACCGCCGCAATGAACGGCGGAAACTTGAGAGTCCCGGCCAGAGTCGGCACGCCGCCGAACATCACAGCTTGATTCGCTCCGCTAATGTCGAACTTGCCTTCTTCCGGCCCATAAATTCCGGGCTCTTTTGGCGGCAAAAGATAAGTTGCCGACACATCAAGCGCAGTAGATGCTGCTATCAACGCGGCCCCGTAAGGCGCCGTCGGCGGATAGAACAGCATAATTGTGCCGACAACTTTCATCGCAATTGATGTCCACATTACAGCGGACTGCGATGATTGCGGAATCTGGCATACCTCGACAATGGCGGTAGTTTTTGGCCTGACGCTCCGCCATTTGTCCTCAGGAATCACAATCCCGCCGACAGAGACTTGAATCCTAGCAGCCAGCGGCACCGTGCCATCTTCGGTGAAAGAATCGACAATCTCCGCCACGGACGCGCCATGACGGATCGAGCGCCGACAAGAAACCGCCGCAAATGGAGCGGATCGAAACCGCGCTTGGATCATCCGCGTCGCCATACCGATATTCTTCCCGATGCGTGCCGCAACCGCGCGATTCTAGAGAACTTCCCCGGTCGCGTCTCAAGGTAAGACTGACTCGTGACCATTAGCCCGACGTGCGTCAACCCGCCGGGATGCTCGAACAACAAAACGTCGCCGGCCGCAACCTCCCCGATAGGGATTGGATGCCAGCCGAAAACCGCCGCATCCGCGACAGTCCTTGGAAGCGGCGCGCCTGTCTGATCTTCGAGCACAAGCGAAACCAGCCCGTAGCAATCCGCCCCTGAGATGTCGGCGCCACCCTCGACAAATGGAACGCCAACATAACGCATAACCCATGAGGGGAGCATATTGCTCATTTCGGGAACAGCCCAGGAAAGCGAACCTTGTCGAAGCGAATGTTCTGTGCGCGCTCCCTCGATATTGGAAACATCCCCAACACAAGCTGGGTTTTATAGTCGATCGTGTAGGCTTGTGACGTTACTGTTAAATTCGAAAAGCTTTTCTCGATCACATTTGGGGTATCCACCGCCACGATCGAGATTACCAGAGAAGGCGCCTCCGAAAGTCCCCGTAGAACTGTCGTGATGCTGTTGTCCACAGCATCGAAAACAAGACGAGCCCGAGGAATCTTATCCTCTCCCTGATCCGGAAGCTCAACCTCGAATGGCCATGACTGGTAAAGATTGCCGTTGCTCGTTAGACTCTCGTTGTTGTTGGTGAAACGCAACGGGTTGGCCAAATCAGGGTGGCTAACCTCCAAGAGATAAACAAAGCAAACGTCCGTCTCTTGTTTATAGAACTCGTCACGCAGAGTCATGGCAAGTCCCGAACATGCTCTAGGACAACCGTCACACGATACCAGTCCCCGTAGGAATGCCCCTCAATTCTCGGCTTATCGATGATTCTATATTCGCCGAGAACTTGCCTGTAGGGATGCAGCCACTCAAAAACGAGCGTCCCCGACTTCAGGGTGGTTTTGTAGAACTCGATGAAGTCAGTCAACTGAGTCTGATTTACCAAGAACGGCGCTACCATCCCTTCGCGTCCCCACGCCGTGACTCTGCGCTGTTTTGCAATGTTGGCGTCCGTCGCCGTCCGCGCGACGTTATCGGGCAAGAGAAGCTCGAACCCCGAGCTTTCCGGGAATTGTGGCAACGAAACCGGCCATGTAGCGGTCATCTAGCGCCTCTCACTGCTCGATTGGCCAGCGATCCGCGACGCGCGATCACATCCGCAACGATGCTGTCAATATCGATCGTCAGCCCTTCTTCCGAGGAACGCGCCGAAACCCTCGCGTTCGAGTAATTATTAATCTTCACATTGAGCGCCGGTGCCGTAGATTTGACGCCAAGCTCGCCCCGCGACGTGCGCGCCAACGGCAGAATCCCTTCCGGCCCTGCTTCGCCGGCCATTCCATAACCGCCGCGAGTCTGGAAAAGAGTCCTTTGGCTAATCACGCCGCCAGCCGCGAACGGAACAACATTGCCCCCTTGGTAAACATTCCCGTATGCGGACGCGACGCCGCCGCCATAATTGACCCCGTTGCCGATTCCTTGCCCCTCAGCGCCGGTAGTGGTGCCGCCAAAAAGGCCAGAAAACGCGCCGGCAAGCCCCTTGAGCGCGCCCGCCGCCCTCATTTCATCGCTTATCGAGTTAATGGCGTAACGCGACATTGACTGCATTAGCGTCGTGATTGTGATTTTCGCAAACGACGATGTAATTTCCTGCGCAGTCAGCTTGCCGCCGTTAATTAAATTCATGAAAAGAGTGGTGAATTCATCGCCGATCCGCTCGGCAATACTTGTTGCAGCGTCTCCAAGAGCAGTGAAGAAACCCGACGTTTCCGCCGTCGCCCGCGCGTAGCGATCTTCGATCAACTTCGCCCCGCGTGCGGCCTGCTCCGCTGTCAGCCCGGCTTGTGTGGCCTGCTCCTTCCACGCCTCGATGTCGGCCGTCTTGCGCATAGCCGACGCCTCTTTGCTCTTTCCGACCGCCTGAAGCTCCGCCATCTCCATTTCTTGGAGCGATTCAAGCGCGTTTTTGCGGCGATTCTTCTCCGCGGCGATCGCCGCCTGAGAAATCAACCCGCTACCCTCAGCGATCTTTTCCGCACTCAGCCCGGCGAGCTTAGCTCTTTTTTCCCATTCGTCCCTATCGAGCTGCAAACGAAGCTCAGACGCGGCTTTGTAATCGCCAACAGATTCGAGCGTAGATGCCTTCAACTCCATAAACAGGCGATCACTTTCCCTGAGCCGTTGTGTTGTGCTATCCTCGCTGAGCTTTGTTATCGCGGCGATCCCGCGCGCCGTTTCCTGCGCGCTGAGACCAGATTCCTTGGCCTGCTCGCGCCAAGCGGCGATATCGACTTGTTCGCGAATCTTCACTGCTTCGGTATAGCGGCCTTGCTGCTCTAATACCTCCGCTTCCTGCATTAGGATTTCGCGCATCGCGGACTCACGCTTACGCCGCGCAGATTCCGCCTCGCTCGCCGCGCTTTTTGCCTCGCCCGCCGCCTTTTTTGCCTCGCGCGCGAGCCGCTCGTCGCGATCTTGGCGTGCAGCCTCCGCCTCGTCCTCGAAGCGCGGCTTCGGAGGCTTGATCATCGCCTCGCGCTCCGCGGCTTTTCTGGCAACCTCCGCGTCGTCCGCCTTGGCTCTCTCCTGCAACTTGCGATTTTCTTCCTCCAGATAGGGCAAGAGCTTGTTCTTGTTGAACTGGTAGCGAAGATCCTCTTTAGAAGATCCTGGAGTCAACGGTCGCACAAACCAATCGCCGAAACTCTGTTTCCCTTCCAAAACCCCCTTCAATGTGGGAGTGTTTTCCTCATAGTCCTTAATGTCAGCTCGCAATTGCTTGAGCTGCGTTGAAACATCAGTTGATCGTCTGTTGGCGTACGCTGCCAGCGTACCGGACGCAGTGTTTACAAGATCGATTAGCGTCTTAGATGCGCCCGTCGCCTGATCAATGACTTTCACCACCGCCAGAATCGCGTTCCTCATGTTCGCGCCGGCGCGCTCGAACGTCCCTTCTACGGACTTCGTTTCTTCTTCGAGCTTCGGCGCGGCATGAATCAACGCATAGAAAAAATCCTTGCCGGCGACATTCGCTTGCTGAATCTCATTCCTCAAGCCGGCAAGCGATGTCCCAACGCCTTGGAATCCTTCAGCCACCGCGCGCGCCGTGCGCGGCGACCCTTCCATGATCGATCTAAACTCATCTCCTTGAACATTAACCGAATTGATTGCTTGCCCGAGCTGCAACAAAACCGCACTAGCTTGTTGCGCACCGACGCCTTGAATGGCTAGCGACTGAGAAACCGCCCGGACGACGGTCAATATTTCTTCTTGCGACGCCCCGAAATCTCGCGCTGCTATGGCAAGCTTCGAGTATAGATCACCAACACTCGCGACAGGCAGCCCGATTGTATTGGCAATCTCCATTGCACCGGCGAATGCGTTTCGGAATTCACCCGCCGTGTTTGTAGTTAATCGCAAAGCGGAATCGAGCTTTTTGATCTCATCCGTCATCGAGATGAAGGCGGCCGGCAACCTCGACAGAGTAGCGATGCCGAATCCAATGCCAAAACCGGCCAGCGCGCCGGCGGCAACAGTCTTGAGTGTGTCGAACGCCCCCGCCGCATTGATCAGCCCGGCTTGCGTCTGTTTGCTCTCAGATCCGAGCCGTTCCAACGCCTCCCGCGCACGCGCGCCGCCGAGAACGATCCCCGAAGGATCGAGCCCGAGTGCTAAAACCGGACCAACGGTTGTTGCGCTCATTTGTTGGTTTCTTCCCAATGCTTAAGAAAGCACGCCTCGCACGCGGCGATCGCAGTCTCGAATTCCATGAAATCTATTGCGTTATCAATGCCCCTTCTTGTTGCGTAAGCATCAACCGCCGTCCAAGGAATGGGAAGCGGCGACCCGGCAGAAGAAACCGGCCTGCACGATGCAAGAGTCGCCCAATCTCGCATGTATAGCTCAACTTCCGGCCCGGCCTTTGGCTCATCTCGCAAGAACTTGGGCAATTCTTGCCCGGCAAGAATCGCTTGCCGCCGAATTGTTTCAGCGTGCCTCGCCCACTTCAAGCGCCAAGCGAGACACTCCCGGAGTTTTTTAGGAGTGCCTCGAAGGCTCGCGCCTCGCTCAACTCAAGCGATCTCGCGTAAATCCAATCGACAAAGGGGCGGTTATCCTTGTTCGCGACGATGGATTCAAACAATTCCGGCGAGAACTCCAGACTCACGCCGTTAATATCGACCATCCCCGAAACATCGGCAGTGATTCCTATCACAACCGCCTCTTTGTAAAGTTCCTCCTGTTGATCAGCCTCCGCCGTAACGTATTTGTCACGAAACCGCCGCAATACTGAACGATATTGCGACGACGCCGGGTGCCTGATCTTGACCCTCAGCCCGCCGAACGGCGAATCGATCCAAATCCCCGATTCCGCCGCTTCCGCCGTGACACTCGCGTTCGAGTTCCCGAGTCGCATTTCTGTGACCTGTTTCCTATTCGTAATACGCAAGCCGATCAAATTGCAGCGATGTCGCGGTTGTGGTGTCGTAGATTGCCGACCAAGAGTTATCGGCAATAACGTCCGTGTCGGTCCCGGACACGGAAACGTCAGAATCGCTGAATTTAAGCGACGGAACCGTGACGACATAGCCCGCATTGTCAGTGCCGACTTGGCAAGCGATCGAGCTGGCCGTATCATTGATGAACTTCGAATACTGGGTGGCGTCTCCGAAATACGTCGTCAACTTCCCCGTAACCTGTTCTCGGCCGTGGCCGATGCCCACGAGTCCAGAATTCCCGATGCCTGTCCGCGCGATCAACGAGTTGACAATGTTGATCGAGAACTCCTGCACGAAATTCGGCGACGCCACGCGCGCGCCGCCTTCGGCGATCACACCCACGTCGGAGACCGAATTCAGAACATCGGATGCCGTTGCGGCAGTCGGCGAGGCATCGAGCGCGGTTGTCGAGATGGACGCCGACTTGCCCATGAACTCGACTGAGCCGCGCAGAACAGCGCCCGGCCGAAAAGTGAGCGCCATTTGCCCGACGACCATGCCGGCATAAACGATGTAGTTAGGAACCGTCTGCCCCAGGAATCCTTTCTCAATCGAAAAGGATTTTTGAACTAGATTGGACGAAGTTCCTACGCGCAAGTAATCGCCGCACCAGACCTTGATCGTTTTCGACGCGCCGGAATCCGTTGTCCAACCAGTCGGACGGTTGTCTAGCGTCAGCGCGTTCGCGGCAATCGCGGTGATTCGAGCCCAGCCATTGAGCGCGGCCGTCGCGAACTTGTCGGCCGTCGCCGAGCCTCCAATCTTAACCCACTGCCCGACCGCAAGGCCAAGAGTGGTGAAATCAAGGGCTGTGCTGCCGAGTCCCGTGGCCGTGGCAGTGATGTCTCCGGATGCGCCTTGGAAACCAACAACTTGCAACTTCGCGCCGACCGGCGGCGCGGTTTCATCAACAAGTGTCGGCGTTCCGCCGACGACAACCGTGTTGGCCGTAGACGACGCGACGCGAAAAACCCCGTTGTTCGCCGAATTCGTAAAGCCAGTTGTGCGAAGCAAATGCCCGAGCTTGAACGACGCGCCGCCGGACGCAACGGAAAACGTGTCCGAGCTGTCGGTTACGCCACTAACCTCAGTATCGGCCGTGACATTCACAATCATCGGCAAAGTCGTCCAAGGACGACACATCACCGAGGCGATGAAATCGTCGAAAGTGTCCGCCGACATTTCGAAGTTCACCGCACCGGACGCGCGATAACCGACGTTGATCACGTCTTGCGGTTGACGGTAGGGCGTGATTTCCTCCGACACAACGTAATCAATGTTGTATTTGAGGGAATCGCTAACATAACGCAACAGATTCATTTGTGGAGTCGTCGGAGTGACGCCCCAAGTGGACTCTGCGACGTACGCCAGTTGAACAAGATTCGCTGAAGTCATGGCCGGCACTCCGTGCTAGATAGTTGCGGTAGTCTCAAGATCAAGCCAAAACGGCCAACGGACCGAGGCCATGTACCATGGCTCGCCAATGTCAAGATTGATCGTTGTTGAAGGCGTCAAAAACTGCGCCCCGCCGACGCGAATCTTCCTAAAAATCGGCAACAGCCTCTCAATTAGGAAATCTCTCCGCTCATGTCCTTGTTGTAGCGGCGAAAATACGGTGGCCTGAACATAGCCGGTTGTCCGATCTAGACTCGTTGGTCCGACCGATACTTGCGTTGTGGTCGCAGTCACAATATTGATGCGCACCCAGGGCGTATTGACTGGCGGCGAGAAAAGAGTGTTTTCCTCCTGAATCACAGTAAAGCCGCCCCACTGAGCGGTAAAATGAGCCAAGACTGCTTTGGAAAACGCCAACATCACTGCCGCATCACGCTAAAAATGCTGTTTGGTGCCGTCGCGTTGATTATCTCCGTCGCGGTGATTCCAACGATCCCGCCCGGTCCCGGCGCCTGCCATGACCAGCCCTCCTCTAGTCTTACCGCATAGGCCAGATTGTTTAAAAGCCAGACTCTATTGATGTTCTTCGGCCCAAGCTGACCAATAGTAGCGCTTCCTTGTGCGAAAGTCGCCTCGCCGTGCGGATCGACCCCCGTAGGCTCACTCGCGTTAGGATCGCCGATAGACACGTCCCAATTCCCGCGAAATTGGCCACCGACGTACCCAGGCGGCGGTTTCATCTTCCAGAAATCGGGATCGCCGACCGGCGACCGGTAAACCACGCCGCGCAGCGCGGTAAGCGCCATGTAGCGCAGAAAGATCGAAAACGCCTCCGCTGGCCAATTCTTGCCAAGCTGCGACAACTGCGCGGCCCATTGTTGCGGATCGAGTTTATTCGGCATTGCCTATACCTGCGAGAACGTCGCGCCGTAAGCCAGCGCAGCGCCAAAAGTCGCACGAAACGGCGTGACCGTCGCTAGGATTTTGTTCCCTTCCGTCATCTCCAAGATGTCACCGACTTGCGGCGTGTATGAGGGACTAGCCGCAAAGATAACGTCCACCGTTTGCCGAACAAAGAACGCGCCGAGCTGTTCTTTTGCGCTGTCGCCGATACTCTGCAAAATGGCAGCACCAATGACACTTTCAGTCAAAACCGCCGCAGCGGAAAACGTCTGGTAGGTATCCGCTCCCATCGCCCCCGTCACCGTATCGAACGCGCCGCGAACAGACACGCGGCGCACCACGACAGGAGTCGAGTTGATCCGCAATATTGCGGCGGTTATCTTCCGGCGGATGCTGTTCCAGTCGATTGCCATCGATTACGTCCGATGCAACCGTTGTGACATACCGCCGACAATAACCGACGCCAGCAACTGCTCGATTCGCTTCCGCGCCGACACCCGTGCATCGGTGTAATCGGTGGATAACTCGATCGGCCCGACCTTGATTGTCTCCGACGCTACGTCGGAAACATCGGCGGTTGTGCGCGGATCTTCCGTCGCGGTTGTGCGCGCCAATTCGATTGTTGCGAGCGCAACGGGCGCCGGAACCTCGCCTTCCCGTAACAGCCCGTCACGATCAACCGCGTTTGTTCTCGGCCAAGAAAGCGCTTGTGCTGTTGAATTTCGCTGCCCGATGAACCGTGCCGAATACAACGCCTCGATTTCCCGCGTGGCGCGGACTAGCGCGATTTCTTTCTCAGCCGTAGAAAATCCAGACCATGTTTCGTCAGCCTCCGAAAGCCAGTACGTGTCTGCATCCGCAGCGCTCGCGTAGGAAACCGCGTCCGCAAGCCCGGTCCCGTTTTCAACAACAATTGTCATCGAATCAGACCCTTAAGGATTGTAAGCGTTCCTTGCGCGACCGTGTAAGGACCGGACGCATTAAATAGCGTTATTTCCAGCTCGGAGTGGTAATCCCCAGGAGTTAAGTCCTTGGTGTCCGCAGCAAGCAAACTGACAATAACCAACCCGCTCAAGGGAGTCGTTACGATCCCCGATCCTGTCGCCTTCGAGACAACCGGAGTCGAAGAAAAAGTAACAGTTCCGTCAGTACGAGTGATTTCTTTTGACGCCTTCCACTGAATCGAGGTGGCACCGGTCAAGTCAACAACCGCGCCGGTCGCCTCGTCCGTCACTGTGTAACGAAGATCGAGGCGGTCCCCCGCCACCATTGTTGTATCTTGATCCGCCCTCATAATTCAGCCTCAAATTCAACAATTGGCACGTAACCGCCAAGTAACGTTGAGGTGGTGGCTAGTGTAGCCAGCAAGTCTCTACTGTAACCTAGATCGGCCAGCAACTCAACGATGATGCTGCTTGTGTTGACTAGATCGGCCACCCGTCCGCCGAGCGCGAACGCGCCCGCACCGGCCGCCATGGTCGCCGCAGCCCCGACCGAGCCCGCGCCGATCGTCAGCGCCGCCGCGTCTGCTTGGAGCGCCCAACGCGCCGTCAGCGCCGCCGCAGCGCCATCAAGCGCGATCTCGCCCGCGCCGGCCGCCATTAACAACGCTACGTTTGTGGCCGTTCCTGCACCCGCGAGCGAGAACGCCCCCGCGTTCGCGGCGAGAGCACGCGCGATCCCCGTCCCGGACGCCTCGTTCCCTACAACCTCGAAACCGCCCGCGTCGGCCGGCAGCGTTGTCAATGTGTGGAATTGCGCGGCGTGGCCGCCGACCGCCGCCGCGCCAGGATCGATCGGCAACGACAGCGCCGCAACAAGACCAGAATCGAGCAAATTCAAGCTAAGCCCGAAACCATCGGCCGTCATCAAGTATCGTGTTCCGATCTCGACAGTCTGCCCGACAAGAGAAAGCGCCGCCGCTAGCGCATCAACAATGCGCGCCGCGAAAGTGGTGGCGGACACCGCCGATAGCGAGAATGCGGCGGATTCCGCAGCTATCAAGTGCGCCGCCCCAGTTGTCGCGGCTTGCCCGGTCAGCGAAAGATCGAGCGCGCTGGCGTCCAAGCTGCGAATCGAGTTCAGATCAGCCGCTTGTGTCGTCAGCGTCAACGCGACACCATCGGCGACGATTCGCCATGCGGCAGTTGTTGCGGCCGATTGCCCGGCGAAAGTAAGCGCGCCGGCCGCGCCATCAAACAGGCGAGTTGTGGGAGCATCGATCGAGGCACCCGACTCGACAAAAGCGCCGGAATCTGATCCTAGCCGCACACCCCGCGGGAAATCGACCAACTGCCCGGCATGAGAAAACACCGCCGCATCGGCCGAAAGCGCCCATCTCGCAGCTAACCCAACGGCGACGCCAGTCTCCAGGAAATCCGCCGCATTTGTGATGCGCGCGAGCCCGAACAGCGCCGCGAGCCCGATCATCGACACCGCACCGGCTTCCGCCGACAAAGTGACCGACCGACCAAAGCCGGCCGCAACACCGACATGAGACAAGGCGCCAGTGCCGGCGCTCATCGAGAGAGTCGCCGGCAAATCCGCCGCAATTCCTGCCGCAGACACCGTGCCAGCGTCGGCGCCAATCGACATTTTGCGCTCAGACGCGCCCCCGGCGAGCGTGTATTCGCCTGCATCAAGCGCAAATGTACGCGAAGAATAGGCTTCTGTTCCTGTCGATGCGACAACAAGCGCGCATTCGCCGCCTTCTAGCACCGGCGAGAACCGCAGCGTTGCATCGTTCCCGGTGTAGGAAAATTCTCCGTGCCCGTGCACAACATCGTGCCGTAGCACAGCGGCGACCGTTGTTAGATCGAAAGCGCCCGTTCCCGTGTCTTGCGCAGCATCGGCGTTGAGTTGTGCGACCTGCCCTGTCGTGGAAAAATCGCCCGCGTCGGCGGTAAGTCGCAAGGAATAGCCTAGACCAACAAGCGGCCCGTCAACCGCAAATTGGCCGAAATCGATGCTAATCGAAGCGTGAAGCGCCGCGGCCTGCCCGGATTCGATGAACGCAGCGGTTTCCGCCAGCACAGAAGCGTGAAAAGCGCCCGTCTGCCCGGTCTCGTCGAACTGCCCCGCATCAACGGCCATCGAGCGCGCGGCGTTCAGCCCGATCACATCCCCGCTCGTCGCGAAAACGGCTTCGGCGGATTCCATCGCGTAACCGCGAATAGATTCAGCGTCTTGGCCGGACAAGGCAAACTCAGCCGCCGCCGCGGAAAGCGCGACGCCGCCGAGAAGCGCCGCGGCCTGCCCCGTCTCCGCGAAATCGCCCGCGTCGGCCACGATCGATCGGGACGACACCGGCGCCGCGGCCTGCCCCGTCTCCGCGAAACCGCCCGCGTCGGCCGTGATCGATCGGGACGACACCGGCGCCGCGGCCTGCCCCGTCTCCGCGAAACCGCCCGCGTCGGCCGCGACAACGCGCGACACCATCAAGCTAACGTCTTGGCCAGCCTCGATGAATCCAGCGGCGCCCGCCGCCGTGCTCAGGGCATACTGCCCATTGTTGTCTTGCCCAGTGACGCCGAACGATCCGGCCGCCGCATCGAGCCCGCGCGCAGAAATCAGCCCCGCCGCCTGCCCTGTCTCGGAAAATGCGGCGGTTTCCGCGGCAATCGAAGCCGCCCGGAGCGAGGCTTGCCCGGTCAGCTCGAACGCGGCCGCCGCGAATCCAGTCGCGAGCGCGAGCCCGGTTGTATCGCCGCTTACAGAGAACGCACCGGCGCCCGCCGCCGACGAAACCGCCTGAAGCGAGGCTTGCCCCGTCAGACCGAACGCGCCGGCGGCGGCATCCAGCCGCGAGCCGAAAACAAGCTGCGCCGCGAGCCCGGACAGGGCGAACTCGCCACCATCAACCGCCATATGCGCGGCGCGCAAAACCGCGGTCCCGCCGTCGCCGAGCGCGAGCGCGCCGAACGCGGCCGGAACCGAAACGGCAATGTGAAAATCGACCGCTTGGCCGTCAACGGCAATCGCCGCCGCCGAGCCCGAAAAGAGCAAATCCGCCTCAAGTGCGGCAGCGACGCCAGAAACAGAGATCGAGCCGGCCGCCGCGTCCAACGCAGCGAACGCCACGGGAAATGCGGCGGTTTGGCCGGACTCGACGAATGCGGCCGGCTGCGCCGAGACTTGGAAAGCAGCCAAAAGCGCGGCGGTTTGGCCGGACTCGACGAATGCGGCGGCGGCAGCGCTCAGCGCCGCGTAAGCGATCGGGAAGGCCGCGGTTTGGCCGGATTCGACGAATGCGCCCGCCGCCGCGCTCAGCGCCGCGTAAGCGATCGGAAATGCGGCTGTTTGGCCGGACTCGACGAATGCGCCCGCCGCCGCATCCAAGCGCCACGCGACCGGAAAGGCCGCGGTTTGGCCGGATTCGACGAATGCGCCCGCCGCCGCGCTCAGCGCCGCGTAAGCGATCGGAAATGCGGCTGTTTGGCCGGACTCGACGAATGCGGCGGCGACAGCGCTCAGCGCCGCGTGAGCGATCGGGAAGGCCGCGGTTTGGCCGGATTCGGTGAACGCGCCCGCCGCCGCGTCAAGCCGCCACGCAACCGGGAAGGCCGCGGTTTGGCCGGATTCGGTGAACGCCCCGGCGGCGGCATCCAAGCGCCATGCGACCGAAAATGCGGCGGTTTGGCCGGATTCGACGAACGCCCCGGCGGCAGTGTCCATTCGCCACGCCGCCAACAACGCGGCGGTTTGGCCAGATTCGACGAATCCGCCCGCCGCCGCGCTCAGCGCCGCGTAGCCGATCGGGAAGGCCGCGGTTTGGCCGGATTCGACGAATGCGGCGGCGGCAGCGCTCAGCGCCGCGTAAGCGATCGGGAAGGCGGCTGTTTGGCCGGACTCGACGAATGCGGCGGCGGCAGCGCTCAGCGCCGCGTGAGCGATCGGGAAGGCCGCGGCTTGGCCGGATTCGGTGAACGCCCCGGCGGCGGCATCGAGATGCCACGCAAGCGGAAATGCGGCGGCTTGGCCGGATTCGGTGAACGCGCCGGCGGCGGCATCCAAGCGCCATGCGACCGGAAATGCGGCGGTTTGGCCAGATTCTGTGAACGCCCCTGCGGCAGCACCGACCACGAAACCCGCCTTGAGCGTGGCATCTTGGCCGGAAACTACTGCGTTATAGGCGTGATTCCCGGCGATTTTGTACGCCGCCTTGAGCGTAGCGTCTTGGCCGGAAAGCAAAGCTTGATAGGCGTGATTCCCGGCGATTTTGTACGCCGCCTTGAGCGTAGCGTCCTGACCGGATTCCGTGAACGCGGCGGCGGCGGCATCGACCTTGAATGCGGCGACCGGCGAGGCGTCTTGACCAGACTCAGTGAACGAGCCGGCAACGCAGTCGAATTTGTATGCGACGACGAGCGCCGCTGTCTGCCCGGATTCTGTGAATGAACCGGCCGCCGCCGCGCTGCTCGCGCCGAATAGTGCCGCCTGCCCGGATTCGGTGAACGAACCCGCGTCACAAGTCAGACTATAATTTGTTGTCAGTGTATAGTAGACTTTTCGCCAGCAAACGTCGCAGTTAGAAGTCATGAATGTTGAATTAGCGAAAGTGGATACGGCGAAGCCGGAATCAGCATCGTTGATCTTGCTTGCTGATATACTGCTCCAGCCCCACGTATCAGACGCGCCGCCCTGATCGTAATTCGTGTATGACGACGTGCTGATTGTTGTGCCGGGCTCTTTCACCGTACCAACAACAGCATTAGTCTCGTCAATCAGCGCCGCGCTGTCATAATATAGAACCGTTCCGCCAGCGTTATTTTTCATCTGTGCACGGGTCTCGACCCCGTTCACAGTCCCGGTAATATTCGTTCCAAAGTTGTACGCAACCAGCCAGTTAGAAACAATATTTGTCGCAAAAACATTCGCACTGGCGACCGACCCATCATCGGCAACGATGCGCTCTGGATTATCCCACGGCTCAGTGCCGATGCCTGTCTTATTTGCACCTGATCCCGCTATCTGCCACCCAGTATCGGCCACGCCCGAGAATCCTTAGACAAACTGCGCGAGAACCGCAGTGATCTTCGACGCGACGGCGTTTCCCTGCGACGGCGTAAACGAAACCACGTTCAGCGACAGTTTCCGCAGTGCACTATCGCCGCCGCGCGTCACGTCCCATCGCTGCATGTAGATATTCCCGTTTGTATTCGGCCAGTTAGCGATGACCCACTCCAAGAAATCGCGAACGGCCGCAACAGCCGCCGGCCACTGTGTCAGAACGTCGTAGCCCTCATCGTTGAATTCCCGTTTGGCAGTCAAGCGACACTGGGCGTCTTCCTGCACCGCCAGCATGGAAACAAGCAAGTCCGAAGTAGAAAGGACAGCGCTCATCACAACTGATGCAGACCTTTCGCCGGACTCCAGTGCTGTCTTGGTACTCTGCAACGCCATTTCCGCTTGCCGCTGCACGGCGCGAAATCTCGCCCACTTCTGCGTCGGGTCCGCTAGATCCTGCGTCCCCGTGTTGATCGCAGTCGGAATCGTCACCCGTAGACCCTCCCATGTCGTGCACCATCACTGGCGCGACCGGTGCGACGAATCGCACCAATCGCGCACAGACAGCATGGCCGCGCCCCGACTAGGCGATCGTCAAAACGCCATTCGTCGGAGAAAAGTCCACAGTGAACGTATCGCCGGAATTCAGGGAAATCGACGACCCATAATCCCAAAAGCCGATAAGCGGATCGGCCGGCGAAGTCGGCGTGTCGTTGTAGAGGGTTGCATACCGGAACGGGCCGAAAGAGCCGCCGGACGCCGTGAAAACGACATCGCCAAGCACCAACTTATAAGTGCCGGACGTTTGCGCAGACGAGGTGATCGTCGCTTGAGTGCCACCGGCACTGTATCCATTTTGGGCCGTGATTTCCGTTAAGTCGGCCTTAACGCTATTCGTGGCGACGGGCGCCGTGTTGGTCAGCATGACCTTGAGCGTGTCGGCGCCCAAATCGTGCACCTTTTCGGCGAGATTCTCGACAAAGGCGTTAAACTTGTTGAAGGCGGCCATTTTCTAGTCTCCTGTTGCAGTACGTTCGAACACAAAGGTTTCGATCGATTCCCTTCCTAGACGAGTTTCTGTGTTGTTGGTATGGATCAACTTAAATCCGCGCTCATCCATGTATCGAACAAAGCCTTGGTGCGTGAAATACCAGTAATGCTCGTCAGTTCTGAAGTGCTTTGACACGCAAACGTCGTTGTAGCCAGTAAAAATCGGGAGCGAGACAAAAGCGTAGCGATCGATACGAGCCAGAAGCCTGTCAATCTCTAGGACGTGCTCAAGCGAGTCCCAAAACGTGATTGCATCGGCGCGGAATCCATCACGCCACGGATCGTCAAACAACTCGCGCTCAAAAAGCCAGTCAACCGCCGCCGGGTTGACATCGAACCCCTTGGCGTTTCCATGCGCTTCTACAAAAGCGCCGCAACCTATCCCGAAGTCTAGGACCGAACCGCTCCAATATTCGCGCACCAAATCGAGCCTTGCGCGAGTCAATGCGCGACCCATTTCTGTTCCCGCATAGCCCGAATATTTGTCGAAATAGGCGCCATTGTACGGCCACTGCCGCGGATCAACCGGATAGAATCCATGATCTCCGCGCCAAGACAATTGCCAATATTTCCAATTGGTGTTGTCCAAGCTGCGTTCAACCCGATCGACGACGATTGGCGCACGAGTATCGGTGCTGAGCCCGTGCCGAGCACACAGCGCCGCGGCAGCGTCATTTCCTCCCAGCATGAGTGACTCGACCGGAAACAACTCGAACTTACCGGCCCGGAGCATCCCGAGCAGTGTTTGGCGCGCAACTTCATTGCAAAGTCTTGCCGCGTCGTGGCCAAGTCTGATAGCCGACGCTATATTGGAGGTTTTTTCTCGCACCGCGTAGATGTACGTTGGCTCGTAACCAGAAGCCCGCAAACGATCATCTACGGAAGGGTATCCGTCAAATGGTGCGTGCCGTATCAGACACGGAAGCGGATCAACGTCCGGCCCTTCGGGCATCCGGCTGTTGTATGCCCACTCGTGCCAAGCCGTCGCCTCACCAGAACAGCCGCCGCGAACCAAAACCGCCGCAGTCATCCGATTCCCGGCCGAAACCGGTCCGCAGACGACAAATGCCCGATTCGTGGCGAGTCCTGTCATAAAAAGCCCCCGCCGGCCGGCATCAAGAATGAGCCAGCATTTGCGGCGCTTTCCGAGCGAATTTCAACCAGCGAGGGTGCCCCTACGTGGCGACGCCGGCGACGGCGCCCGGCATCAAGCGAACGAGGGAGCAAGTTTACAAAGCTATCAATTGCTTCTGGTAAGTCTCTGATTCTCTTGTCGCATTTGCCGTGCGACGGGTCATCGCACAAGCAAAACCGATCGGGCACCGCCCAAACAACCCTAGAAGAGTCAACCAGATTCGGCGGCGCGATGATATGCGGCGCATTGTGGCCGCCGTTACCGCCCAAAATGCACAGCAACGGCTTCCCCAACGCCAAGGAAAAGGGAACGGTCCAGCCAACACCGCTAATAATACCGGCGGCATCACGAGAAAGCGCGATTAGGTCATTAATCCCACACTCGCCGCGATTCCACGTGAAATCTGCCAGCGGCGGCGCCCCGCAGAAGGTCTCGTCGTCGTCGTCAACGTCCGCCACGGAAACGACCAAGAAGCCCGCCGCGCGAACCGCCGCAACCGCTGCGGCGACATATTCGGGAAGGGGATTGCGGGCCGGATTCTTCCATTCTTTCCTAACGGTGACCGGGCGAACCAGCACAAAATCGCCGCAAATCACCTTGGAGAACTTCGACCCGTCAACCGGCGGCAAGTCAAAGACGAAAGGCGCGCCATTAGGCGGCAACTGCCGGCCGAAAGTCTCCATAATCGAGCTGTGCCGCAATTCGATCGGCCCATAACCGAGCTTGATCGTCTCTACCTTTGGGGCAGGAACGAATTCACAACGAGTCCGCCCCAAATTCTTGCGCTGCGTGCGATACTGCTCCGAATACTCGACAAACTTGACGTTTGGCAAGTCAGCGTAAAGTTCTGGCCACGGAGTCTTTAAGTAAACCGACTCGCGCGTCGCGGCAGCGGCTTTGACAAACGGCCGCTGGTAGACGTTATCCCCGAGCCCAGAAACACCGTCGATCAGAACGGAATTGCGGCGGTTTCCGGCAGCGACGACGGCGCCGCCCCAGAAAGGATTCTCGCCCGTCAACAGCGCCCGGACAAACTTGATCGCTGACCCGTCCGCAAATTCATCAAACGACCACTGGCCATAGGCCATACGGTTGAAGTATTTTTCCCAGTCATCCGCGGACGGAAACCAAGGGGAGCGAGCGAAATTGTACAGGTTATCGACGTGCTCGCAAATCGAAGCGTAGGGACCGCATTGCGTCGCCACCGGAATCCCAGCCAAAAGCGCATCATGGCCAGAATTACTTGACCACGTTACGACCGCTCGCGCGGATCGCAGCGCTTTCTCTAAGAATTCGTCGGATTTACTCAAGCGCGGGTGCGGCCGATACTTGATTGGGATCTCATTCCCAACCAATTCTTGCAGCTCACTTACCCACGCCATGATTGACGCGGAATCCGAAAACGGGTGCGTTGGATCGCTAGGCCACTGCCCCATGACGAGCACCGGGCCGTCAGCGACGCTTTTCGCGCCGGGATACGTCAAATTGAGGCGGATTCTGCGGTCCGGCGGACATTCGATTGCCGGAATGCAACCTACGCTGTCGCCGATCGAGATTTGCAGAGTACGGTCGCGCTCGAAAATCGCGCGGTAATTCTCGTCAAATCGATTAACGTATCCGAGATCGATAACTAGTGTCGGAACTCCGCGACGCTTCGCAGACTCTAGGAAAGCCTGCTCATTTTGCCGAATTCCGAACGCAACCGCAGCGTCACAAGAAATCCAGAAGTGATCGCTCCAAGCAGTCGGATCGAGCATCTCGAATGGCTCGCCGAGCACTCGCAGCCCACTACAAAAGGCATCCGCAGACGCGGCGCCTACTCGATTCGCGATTAGCCACTTCATATTCGCCGCCGTGTTGCGAGGGGCGAGATTATATTCCCCGCCCCTCGAACTCCGAAAAGAGCTTAGTTGAACGCACCTTGCGCGATCAACAACACGCCGGGGCCGTCCTTGGCCGAAGATGCCATCTGAGTCCAATTCGTCTTGGTCGCCAGCGTCGCATCGGACGGATTGACAGCCGCTGTGGACCACTTCGCGCCGCGAACGCGCACGGTGAAAGCGCCTTCGGACTGGTATCGGACAGCCAGATTGGCCTTGCCGGTGACGGTATCGACCACGAGCCGAGCATTTTCCGACACGGTGACGCGAACGGCGCCCGGAACGAGCCCGTAGACCAGCGACTTGTCGTTGGCGACCGAAGAAGCGTCAACGCGCAAATAGCTGCTATCCGTGGCGACGATCGGCTTGCCGAGCGAGGGAGGCATCCCGCGCGCGACGGTCGCGCCGGCGATCAAATCGGTGACGATTCCGACGCTGTTTTCGGTCAATTTGTAAAAGCTCGCGCCGTCCATGAGCCAGCACATCACTTGCTGGCCACGATCGCCGAGCTTGGCAATCGCTCGCACCAAGTTGATGTAAGTCACGCCGTCGTTGGCCGAAAGCCCGCTGGCGTCGTACTGGCAAGAGTCGCCGAAGGCGGAGTCGGTCGCGAACAGAAGCCCCTTCAAGCTCGCGCAGACGCTGTTGAGCATCATCTGCGACAACTTATTGCCGGTCTGTTGACCGAGCACGTACGACAGTTCGCCCGGATCGCGGCCGATCTTGGCGAAAGCGTCCATGGTGGACGCATAAGGACCATCCGCCCACGAAACCTTGGGCGCAACTTCCTCGTCCCGCGTCAGCGGAGTATCGGAAACGTCCGCGACACTCGAAAGCGTGCGCACGCGCAAGCCCGAACCGAGCATGTACTGCGAAACCTGCAAGAAGTTGCCTTCGTGCGCTTCGGTCTCCAGGATGATGCAGTTATTCGAAGCGGCGTTGAACGCATTCACGTTCTGCGCTACGGCTTCGAAAATGCCAGTCTGGAACTGCGCCTGATAGATGTCGAAATCGTTGAGCGTGCCGATTGCCATGAGAATGACTCCCAAGTGCTTGAGATGAAAGGAGAAATCGCGTCATGGCATCACGCCGAGTCGCGGGCGGCGGCATCACGCCTGCCAGAGAATCGGCAAGGAGTCGGCCGATTCGACGACTCCAGCCGGGCGTCACGCCCAGCCGTTCCGAGGCTCTAAGCGATCAGCCTCGCGTAACCGCCGCAAGCCGGCATCACGCCGCTTGCAGCTCCTGCCGCCCGAGAGGCATCACGCCAAACGAGCAACAAGCCAGCATGAAGTCGAGGGGGCAGGGAGTCAAGGAGAAATTGCGGCGGTTTCTCGCCCCGCCGCCCGGCGCGCCCTGTTACTGGCAGAAATTGCGGCGGTATGCGGAGCTACGCCGCGGCAGTGCCGCTAGTACCACTCGGAAAGACCCAGCGATTTCGGCCACTTCTTCGTCGCGACCGTCGAGAACGGCGCGCCAATAGGATTCCACCGCCTCATCGAGTGTAGGAATGATTTCAAGCAACATGTCCCTGTTTTCCGACAGGAACAACAATTGCTGATAGGCCGTGTGGTAAAGGTCCTTCACTTGCTTTCTCCGCGCGAAGGAATGAGAAATCTTAGCGCCATCCGGTGCGCCTTGCCAATCACGCTTGATCGCGACCGATTCAACTTCGCCGCGATAAGTCTAACGCGCCCCTTGTCATTAGCATCCCAATTTGTTGTCAAATAGCGTTCTTCTTCCGGAGTCCATGCGCAGTACTTGATAAACGGATCTGCCGGCGAGAACTCACGATCAGCCACCTTGACCCTCCTAAATAAGCGCCATGGTTTGCAGCAATTCCTCTTGGCGATTGCGAAACGTTGCCATTGCCGTGCGAAACTCATCCTCAATGTGATAAGAAGGCGCACCAACAGTGTCGCGCGCCACCAGTCTTGCCGCCTTGACTTGGATAATCATGCGCGATACTTGCAGAAAGTCGGAAAAGACTAGCAACGGCGCGCGAAACAAGCCCGCGCCGAACACCCGCTTGACGAAATCCGCGCGTATCAGCCGTTCTCCGAAACTTACCTGTTCTTCACAGCGTTCGGTTCGCGCTTCACGGGCCGCAGTTTCACCGTCGATTTCTCGACGGCCAGCGCTCCGGCCTCCACGCGCAGGGACCGAGGAACTCCCGGTCGCAGGTTCATCGCCGCGTTAAGGTCACGATCCATTTCGTGTCCACAATCGCAGCGGAAGATTCGTTCCGACAGCGACAGAGAATCCTTGACCTCACCGCACCGTGAGCATGTCTTGCTCGACGGCATGAAGCGGTCGTGGACAACCAACTCGCTGCCGTACCACTGGCACTTATACTCAAGCTGCCGCCGCACCTCGCCGAATGCGGCATCGCTGACCGCTCCGGCGAGGCGGTGATTCTTCACCATGCCAATCACGTTCAGGTCTTCAATGCCGACAACGCTGCTGTGCTTGGCGATGAAGGTTGTCATCTTGTGGATGGCGTCTGACCGAATGTTGGCAATCCGGTAGTGCAATCTAGCAACACGTCGCTTGGCGCGTTCTCGCCGTTTGCTGCCTTCCTGACGACGGGCGACGGTGCGCTGCGCCCGTTTCAGGACATTCAGTTTCCTCCTGTAGCTTTTGGGATTCTCAAACACTTGGCCATCCGAGAGCGTGGCCAGCACCTTTACGCCCAGGTCAACGCCCACCGCCGGCCCTTGGTTATCGGGAACAGCGATGGACGTTTCGATCTGGACGCTTACGAACCAATGACCAGCCTTCTCGCTCACGGTCGCGGACAATATCTTGCCAACAACCGCAGATTCTTCCTTGAGACGAAGAAGTCCAAGGCGAGGTAACTGTATCGTCTTGCCGCTAATACGGATGGAGCCAGTCAAACGGAAGCTACCGATACCTCGCTTGCGGTTCTTGAATTTCGGGAACCTGGATCGCTTCTCAAAGAAGTTGATGAACGCCCGGTCCAGGTTGCGCAACGCTTCCTGCGGAGCGCACTTGGAAACCTCGTACATCCATGGTATTTCCGACTGTTTCAGTGCGTTTAGTTCCCGGTGCAAGTCAACTGCGGTTGGCGTCTTCTCCCCGGCAGCGTAAGCCTCTTTCTTTCGACGCAAGCCAAAGTTGAAAGCCCAACGTGCGGCGCCGGCATGTTTGAGGCAGGCCGTTCGCTGCTCGTTGTTCAAATCAAGCTCGTATTTGAAAGCCTTCTTAACTTGCACCTTTGGCTTCCTTCTTCTTCCGTTGATTCTCTGCGCTCCTGCGACCATAAATCCTGGCTGAGAAACTCGACATGAGGCTTATCATGTCCTCGACCAACTCAGCCTCATAGGACTTTGGAAGCACATCCTCAAGCCACTCAACTTCAATCCCGTGGCTCTTGAAGAAGACCTCGAACACGCCAAACGCGAATCGTGTAAGCCGATCTTTATGCTCAATGACCACCCGACTGATTTGCCTATCAACGGCAAGTTTGAACAGGCGATGCAGTTTAGCTCGCCCTTTGGGAAAAGGCAAGCATTTCCTCAGAATCGCCGATTTTTCCCGCGAGGCTATTTGCGGCGGTTTCTAACGCCGCCATTGTGAATTCGGCGCCGTCACAAAAAACCGCCGCATTTGCCGTCAATCGTCTCCGTCGTCGCCGTGGCCGTAGCCATTACCGTAACCGCCACCTTCGCTTGCGGCGAGCCCGTCATCGTCGTCGTCATAGCCGCTGCCATCAGCGAATCCCTTGCCGAGACCATTCCCGCCACCGTCGGGATAGCCGTCACCCTCCCCGCCGCCGTAGCCGTCTCCTGCGCCGCCGCCATCGCCGTTATAGCCGGCACCATCGCCTTCGGCACCGTACCCCTCGCTGCCGTCGCATAAATCGTCACCTTCGCCGCCGCCGAAACCGTCACCCTCACCACCGCCGCTGCCGTAACCATAGCTGAACCAGTCAGTCCCGCAGATACTCAGCACGATCGTTCTCTCCCACACCACTGCCGCCGCCGAAACCGATCCCGTCCGCATGACCGAAACCGCGACCGTTGCCGTCGCCGAAACCGATCCCGTCCGCATGACCGAAGCTGCGACCGTTGCCGAATCCGTCCCCGCCGCCGGCGGCGCTACCGTCGCCGTAGCCACCATCGGCATTGCCTGCGCCGCCACCGTCGCCGTCGCGGAAATCGTCCCGATCAAGCATATTCGCATTCCCCGTCGCTGAAACTACCACAGCTATCGCCGTCGCTACCGTCGCCGTCGCCGTCGCCGAAACCGGCACCATAGCGGTAACCATCGCCGTGACAGCCGCCGTGACCATGGTCGCCGCTGCCGTAACCATCGCCGTCGCCGTCGCCGTCGCCGTCACCGTCGCCGTAACAGGCGCCGAATCCGGCGCCACGGCCAGCGCCGAATCCGTGGCCGTGACCGTACCAGTCGCCATCGCTGCCGCCGTGACCATAACCGGCGCCGCGGCCAGCACCGAATCCGTCGCCTCTAGCCATGCCCGTTGTCGGAATCAACATAGCAGTCGCCATCGCCATGACCATCGCCACAACCTGTTGTGTTCCCAAAACCGCCGCCGATGCCGTCGCCAAAGCCATCGCCATCGCCACAGCCGAAATCGGTGCCGACGCCGCCCCAGCCATAACTACCGCCGCCGCCGCGGCCATTGCCGCCGCCGCGGCCATTGCCGCCGCCGTGACCACAACCACAGCCGTGACCGTCGCCGCAACCGAAACCGCGCCCGTCGCAGTCGCCGCGAGTATCACCGTCCTCGATCCAGTTGCTGTTAGGCATACTTTCCCCATTCACTGGCGTTGCCAATAGAGCCGCTCCCGACACCATAGCCGGCGCCATCGCCGGCGCCGTTGCCATAAGAACCGACACCGAAACCATAGCCGAACCCGTCGCCGCATCCGCTGCCGTGACCAAGCCCGCCATCACGGCAATCTCCGAGCCCGCGGCCGTTACCGTCGCCGCTGCCGCTGCCACGCCCGTTGCCATTGCCAACGCGATCGCCGTCGCCGAATCCGTCGCCGCTGCCGCTGCCGCGCCCGTCGTGCTCAAACCAGCTCCCGTCACGCATTCGCTACCTCATACTAAGCAAGCGATCAGCCGCGCCCATCGCCCGCGTCACCATATCCGCCGCCAAAACCGTGACCATTGGCGCGAAAAGGGCCGTCGCCGTACCCAAAGCCGTAACCCTCGCCGGAACCGTCCGCGTGACCGTCCGCGTGACCGTCACCGTCACCGCGCCCCTCGCCGTCGCCGATGCACCAGCCGTGACTGTCGCTGATTCCCCAATCACCGCCGCAACCGTGACCGATACCGCGCCCGCAACCGTGACCCTCACCATGCGCCATAGTCACGACATCCTCGAAATTGAAGAGTCCGTATCCTACCACGAATCCGCGACCGTCAGCGTCGCCGAATCCATAGTTTTCATCGCCGCCGTGACCGTCACGCATCTCGCCTCCGCGCGTTGTAGCCATCGCCGTAACCGAGTCCGTCGCCGTCGCCGAAGCCGGCGCCATTGCTGTAACAATAAGCATGGCCGTCGCCGTGGTCGCACCCATCTTCGTTATCGTAGCCGATTCCGCTACCGTCGCCGTTGCCGTGTCTCTCAAAGTTGAGGCTAATTTCCACTGTCGCGTTCCTCGTCGGAGTTATACCAAAGACAAGGGCCGTGACCAAATCCGTCGCCGTCGCCGTGACCCCAGCCATCGCCGTGACCCCAGCCATGACCCTCGCCATAACCATCGCCGCCGCCGTAACAATGCGCGATGAGATTATTAAAGCCGAATCCATAGCCGTGAGCGGAACCGCGCCCATCGCCGTCGCCGTCGCCGTATTCGTCCTTATTCACCATTCCGTGCCCCGCTTGTGATTGTGGCGGTAATTCCGGCCGAAACCACAATCACCGCCACTACACAACCCATTTAGCCGAGGTAAGTTGTTCGCTACGCTACGATTTCACCGCCACCTCCATTGTTGTGGACGCCGGAACCGCGCCGACCTTACGCCGGCCAGCGCGGAGTCGTCAGGGACGCCTTGGCCTCGTCGGTAACCGGGATGATTTCGACCACCCCGATGACCACCATCACCGGCACGCGAACCGCGACGCGAGTCCACGTGTCGGAAGCGCCTGTTTGCGCCAACTCGGAGCAAGTATTCGCGCCACGCCAGCGCCAAATTCGGTATGCGTCGCGAAGCTTCACGGCGCCGTGCTCGACGATCGCCGATTCCAATACGCCGACGTGAACGCCGGCGCCCTTGCACCGGACGAGGACAGTTTTGCCAACAAACTCGTCAATCATGACTTGATTCCTTGTTATAGGACGCCGTGCAATAAAGCGACTCCACCCATTCTTCTAGCTCAGCCTCGACAGTAGAGTCGAGCGCCGCGACTATCAACGCTGCCGAAGGGGTCATTGCGACTCTATTCCTACAGAGTAAATTCCTAAAAGGGCCGGGCAGCGACGCCCGGCCAAGGTTTCCAGGATGCAACAACGCCACCATAGAAAACCGGGCCGAGTGTGTCAAGCAAAACGACTCTGCACAACTGGAAAAAATGCGCGGCGAACCTGCTCGCCGCGCACGAAACCGCCGCATTAACGACGCCGTTATCTCGACGCCGCCGAATCCGAAACGCCGCCGAATCCAGCACCCGGCGGTTACGACTTGGCGCGAACCGCCTCCGCAAGCGCCGTCAGATAGGCCGCGAGCACCGAACGGGAATCGACGCCGACAGCATCGGCAAGTTTTCCCAGCGCGACAACGCTCGCGTTGGCAGTCTCGTCGATATTCCATTGCCGGTCAATGGCTAGGTCGCCATGACGGGTCGCCTGCAAAGCGTCCTTGTTCCGCGTCACGTTGGCATCAGACAACCCGGCGGCGGTAATCTGCCGCAAGGTCGCGTCATAGTCAAGAGCCTGTTGATTCGCGCGGTGCTTAATGCTCTGCGCATCTTCGGCCACGCGCCGAATGAAATCGGCGTCAGCCTGCGCGTTGCGCAAGAGTTGGTTGACGGCAAGGTCGCCGGCCAGCCGGTTGCGGCCGAACGCCGCAGACAGCTCAGCAGCCTGATTCTCCGCCTCGCCAACATCTTCGCGACTCCGAACGTCGCCGACATAGACCCGGCCCTTGTCGTCGGTGCCGGTCATCGACGTACGTTCGATGCCCCGGTCCGCGTCCCGCGAGGTGGACAAGGTAACGTCCTTTTCCGTCGTCGAACCAAGAGACCCGGTATTCGTTACGTCAGTCATTCCGATTCCTTTCCAGTGTTCGCCGCGCTCATGCGCGACACAAGGCGCGATTCCCCTTCCCTGAAGGTATTCCCAGAGAGGCGCCAAGTTATGACGCCAGTCCTAGTAGTTTCTATTCATCGACAAGGACACCCGCTGTAACTGTAGAAGCCTCAGCCGAGTCTGTCAAGCGCAAGTCACCACGAAGTCGAAGCCGGAAACTTAGGGATATCTTCACTGAACTTGTCCGTTTCGTCACCCCACGCATCCCAGCCAGTAACCCGGCGCCGCGCAAATAGTTCGATGCGCGGCCCGCCGACAAGCTGCTCAATCCTGTCGTAAATTGCATCAGGCTTTCGCGAATGCCCCCGTCGTTGTTCCACGACCAGTTTACGGACATTTGCGGACAATCGTTGTGGACGCCCGCGCGTCGCGAGCAAACACATTTCCGGATTTGCGCGAGTCCAAAACCCCATCCCAACAGGACTTTGGTCCTCACTCAGCGTATCCGGGACCGTTTTGCTTCCCTTGTAGGTTTTCACCCAATAAAAGCCCACAGTCTTGTAAAGAAAGCCCCACGCCTTGATGATCTTCAACGCGCTCGGCAAGAGCGGATCTGTTGTCCATAAGAACAACGCGCAGTCTCGCGCTGCAATATCACCAACAGGAAGCTGGCGAATTTGATCCAGAGTCATGCAGTTATAGTGATTCTCTGCCGATCGCCCCTTCCCGCCCTGCGAGTATGTCTCAAAAACCCACGGCGGATCGGCATAAATCGTCTTGTAGTAGCCTTTCGGCAGCTCCAAGAACGAGTCGGGAATCTTTTCCTCGCTCATCAAAACTCCGTTCCAAGCAGGGTGACGCCAAAGTTGCGGCGGTTTTCCGAAAACCGCCGCTGAAGCGCTCTCCTGACGTTTCTTCGTAGATGGCGCGGGTTGCGGCGGTTTTGCACACGGCACCGAATCCGAAACAACGCCGAATCCGAAACGGCATCGTTGTTTCGACACCACCGAATCAAAAACAGCACGGAATACGAAACGGCGCCGTTGTCTCGACGCCGCCGAATACAAAACGGCGCCGAATACAAAACGCCGCCGCGATCTCGACGCCACCGAATCAAAAACAACACGGAATCCGAAACGGCGCCGTAGACTCGACGGCGCCGAATCCGAAACGGCGCCGTCACGTTATTCCGTCCGACCACGATCGCCGACCAACTGCCGCTGCAAGGCGCGCATTGCATCCGGTCCTTGTGCCTGCGCCGCCGCGATAGCTGCCGCCCGCTCGCCCGCCGTCATCTTGTCCCAAGGCTTCTGACCGGCGCCGCCGAACGGTCGCTGCCGATCGCCGGACCCAACCGGTTGTTTAAATACGTGCGGTGCCTCTTTTGCGAGTACCGCATCAACCCACTCAGAAAAGCCGATCGGCGAGGTTGGATCACGTAACGAGTATTTGCGATCACCTGAAGGCTTGACCGCAACCAAGTCTCCGTCGTCCGTTACTTTCCAGCCGTACTGCTCGGCCCTGTAAATCACATCTGGCATCGCCGTCTGTGCTACCACAGGAGCCACGGCGGACCGGATCACGT